AATGATTTTGATTTTACACCAATAGCTTTAGCATTGGCGATATATTGTTTTTCTTGTTTTTTAGAAGTAAACTGACCTGTCTTGGCTTGTTTTTCTGATTCTTTCTGCTCTTTTCTTAAATCCTTTAATTCCTTCTTTAAATCAGCAACCCTTTTAATGTTTTTGATTTCTACCTCTATTGCTACTTTACTATTTATTGCCATATATATATGTTTTACCTTATTGTTAATTGTATTACTTTACTACCCATTGCATTTCCAACCTCTTTATCTATCTGTCTTAATACATCTTGTTCCATTGCTGCTTGTAATCCACTTTGATTAGCTTGTTCAAAAGCAACCTCTATAAAAAACTTTCTTCTTGATGCTATTGCACTCCCATTAACGGTGGGCAATCCCTGTGTAGCTATATTACTTACTATAGTTGCAACTGCTGCTGATTCGTGGGTATTATTGTCAAACATAAAGTCTTGTTTTGAACGAATCCAATGCTCAATATCGTTAAAACTAGGCTCAAATGGAGAAGCACCATTATTTACCACCCACATATAAGAGGTGTTACTCTGAACATCCATCACAAGACTTCCTCCCTTTTTATGCACTCTTGTGAAAAAACTATTAACCAAATTTCCTGAAGCAATATGCTTTTGATAATGAAGTTCATCTTGTAAAAACTGAACATACTTTCTCCCTACTCTATGTAGGGCTTCTCTTATTATTGGAAGGTCTTGAGCCATAACTACTTTGGTAAATTAAATTTATTAGGATTGCTAATTGTACCATCAAACCTATTATTAGCAACGCTTATAGTATTTAAGTTAAACTCCTCTAAAGTAGACTGATTGTCAATAGTTTCAAAAATCATAGTAAAAGCAGCCTGTATATGTGAACACGCTGATGTTTCTCTTTTTATAGAAACGAGAACCCCTTCTTTAGCTAATATCTTATAAAGCTGATTACCAACCTTAGAATCTGTAGAACCATCTATAGCTAAAGCGTTTGAATTGCTAGATGATGTAAAAACAAAGTCTTGAGTAAATAGCAGAGAAATAGGTGTGCTTGATGTTCCTACAGTTGTCGGCTTACTCCAAACGCTTATTGTTATCTCCTCTCTACTACAACTTGCACCATTTAAAGTATTTATAAAACCATTAATACTTTTTAAATAACAATCAACAGGAGCAATAAACTGAGAATACCTAGGAACAAAATTATTATTATAGTTTGAGCCATCTGCCAAGATTTCTTGAGAATTAGTACTAAACTGAGATATATGATTATAGTTTGAAAGATAATCATTTGCTGATGATGAACTAGCAGAGAACCTCACTCTAACACTTTCAGAAAACTGCATAGGAACATTAGTAGCTAAATTAAATGTAGATATAGTGTCTAGTCCTGAATTTAATCTAATACCATTTGACATTGTATTTCTTCCTGTTATATTTCTTCTTACCATATTATATTTTTTTATCCTCCTCCTCCTGAAGGGTCGTCATCAACACCTCCCCCTCCACTTCCTCCTCCTCCTGTTGATGTGTCATCATTTCCTGTAGTGTTGTTAATCCAAACTCCTGATGTTGGCAAAGAACTTCCATCAGAAGGACTCCATTGATGTAATTCTATTTTCGTTGGTTGATTTTTGTGTGGCATATAGTCAATTACCTTTACAATTCTATAATAAACACCATCAATATAAACCATTTTTCTAAAATTTAGATTAACTATATCTGTGATTTTTAAGTCTAAATAACAAATCCTTACTTTTGGTCTAGCCTGAAGTCCTTCTATCATAGGCTTGTAGTACCTGTCATAAAGCCCTCTCCCTATTTGGTCGCCTACAACATTAAAACTATTATTTGAAGGGTCATAGTCCTTAGCCCAATAGTTTCCATAGCATAATCCAAACTGATTACTATAATTATATCTATCAGCAAATGTAGCTGAAGAATAAAAAGAATCATCAAGAGCCGGGCCTGTATAATAAACTTGTGTCTGTGTTTGAACAGCTGCAAGTTGAACCCTTCTTGAGTGAAAACTATTGAAAGAAGTGTTTTTTCCTTCTTCTGCATTAAACCCCTGCCATAAAGGGTTGTGAGGAGAAGGCATTGTCATTTTATTATAGTATAGCATTCTTGGTTTAAAATCATATCCCTTTTCAGATGTCCACCAATAACTAGCCTTCCATAAAGCAGCAGTATAGAAGTTCTCCCCATAAGCAGTTGTTTCTCCTAGTCCAATATTTTTAGAGTCATATGTACCTGCAAAGAAAGGATTTTCAAATATAGTTTCTCCTGCAGGGTATATGTTAGGAAGATTTAACTGTTTAGGATAATTATCTCCTATACTATCAAAATAAGATTCACTCATCAAATTAACCCTCCAATCTTTGTCATCAGTTTTATACTTAAAAATCAATTTTCTTGTCCAATTATTATCTAAAAAACTTTGAGTGTCTGACAAGTTTCTAGCTAATTTATGGCTCCAATCAATAGCATCTTTTGGAGGAAGATAGAAATCAGAATAAGGCTCCATATAAACAGTCTTAGATGACTCCTCTGTATAAAACTGCATATTAAAAGCGTGAGCCACTCCTTTAACAAAATCAAGTTGTTTTTGGTCTGTAGGAAGTACATTTTGCAGGTCATAAGCACCACCCCAAACAGGAATATCCTCATTGATTAATTCTATTGTAATTAAGCCACTTGAAGATGCTCCGTTAAAGTCATCCCAATCATTATAAGTAGTACCAAACAATTCAAGTCTAACATTTACTTCGGTTGAACCTGTGAAATTGTATGAAGGAGAGTGAACCGTAACAATAGGAGCAACACCAACAGTCATTCTTATTCTATCGCCTTTATTAAAATAATGAGTAGATGAGTTTGTAGGGAATGTTCCTCCAAAAGAATAATCGTGGTTACAGTCGTAAAATGAGCCAGGCCCTAAAGAACTTGCACTCTGATTATCTACATATGATATAGGGTCAAAAGTAGCAAAGCCCACTCTCTTGCACTCTATAATTAAATTTCCATATACTTTCATTCCTGAAGTAGTATTATTTATCAAATATCCACTACCTGTCCAATCAGTTTCATCCCAATTCAGATAGTACATTATATTTTGAGTAGTAACAGTATAATAACCTGCTTCTGCGATATACCATTCATTACCTGCTGCTGCTGTAGATATAGTTAAATCTTGCTGTTGCCCTGCACTTGTTGTTATAACATTTGGTGCAGGTTGAAATCTACCACTACCATCTCCTGAACCACAAACACCACCAAACCTTATAGGGCTATATGGAGTTTGATAAGTCATATCCTGTATGACAGTAGCAGTTGAGTTCGGCATACTAAATTCCCATTGAGCAGTTTCATCAAATATCTTTAAATTTCCTGATGTAGCAGCACAAGTGCTATCATCTTTAAAGTTACCTATATATGTATTGTTAGTTTTTCTTTCATTAGGATTGTTATAAAGAAAGTTTGGAGTAGCGTATAATAACTTTTTAAAGTTATCGCTCTCAACAAAATTAGATGATATTTTATATCCAACATCATTAAATATCTTATGTATCATTTTATATATCCAAACAAGAGGTCGCCAATCCATAACAGGTTCTGCGTTATATTGCTGCTTACCTAGAAATCCTGTTTGAGCTATATTGTAGGGCTGCCCATCCATATAGTCTATCTCCCATCCCTCTCTGAATAACTGAATTGCATCCCCATAATTAAAGCCTGTTTCATTTATCCTTCCATAACTTGTTAAAGGATAAACAACAGGAACATCATTAACGGTATTTGTACCACCTCTTGTGGTTGAACTTAGGGCATTATCACGCTGCCAAGACTTTATAATATTCTCTGCACTTAGCGTTAAATTAGTTGAATTTTCTAGTTGAAGCTCATTAAGATACTTAGTGTCCATAAGTGTAGACCAAGCAAGATTATCCCCTAGAAAAGAGCAGGAATAACTAATAGGCTTATCATTAAGCCTCTCTACATCTTGAATTTGCAGCAATCCTGTCAATGCAAAAAGATTTCCTGTTAAAACTCTACAAGGAATTTTAACATACAGCTGAGCATCATTATGTGTAGAATTTGCAATATTAAAGTGTTTTAAAACTTGATTATTATTTTTTGTAGCAGGGATTTGGAATGTTTTACTAAAAGAGCCTTTTCTAGCATCAATATTTGAAGGGTCATTAACGGCAAATGTAACTGAAAGAGGAAAATCTTCTGTAGTTGATGCATCTAAAACTCCATATACAGAACTTTTATCAACTGCTGTCCTGTAAATCCTTATATATGAAAGCTTAAGTTCTACCCCATCATTTGCATAAACACTTAATTTGGTAAGATTAGATGAACCCTGCACCCAATTTGCTGTATAATACCCATAATCACTTCCTGTCCCTGCTCCACCTGAAGGAACTATTGTTCCACTCAGAACAGATATATTCGCATTTCCTGCTCCGTGATTAGCTAAAAGTAATTGCCCATTCCTGTTATAATTTTTGACTGCAACCCTTACCTGATACTCATATCCTTCTACAAAATCACAAAGAATAGTAGCTCTTGCAGCGCCCAATCCTGTAGTGTTTTTTTCCATCAGACCTGATGTAAAAGTAAAGGCATCCGTACTACCTAGTGCAGGAGATGTCCAACCTGTAGAGTTAGAAAACTCAGAATTAGTAAGCATTTGCTCTCCAATCTTTACATTCTCTCTGTTTTGTAAAAGTTCAATCCTAATATCCTTACTCATATTTTAATTTCTTTGGGTTACAACTGCGTGTGAGTGTGTGTATTCAAAAGTCATTGTTACTAACCCTTTAGACTCATCATAAGTGTCCATACTAGAGCTTGTAATAATTAAAGGGACATATTCCATATTATTTGGAGTTCTACCATCAGTATTGCTTCCATAATTAGAATCATTAGCAGACCTATAATTTATAGCGTTATATAAAGCAAAGCCACTTTCAGTTTGTGGTGTAAGGACTTCTGTCCATACATTTGGAGATGTTAAAATCTCTCTAAGCCAATCTGCTTTGCCTTGCGATAAAGGAAGTGTAGTTGCTGTTCCTGACTTTGTTGCGTTTACATTTAAAACCTCTAGCCCTCCTTTATGATTCATAGTGTCCCCCATATAGTCAGATTGATAGTATTCTGCAGGGCTTTGAGCTGTAGTTCCTGTAGGGTATGGGTTTGATGCTGAATTTCTACCTACTCTCCAATCAAGCCTATTAGGTTCTTTTCTTTGTATAATATCTTTTTCAGAATTATAGCTTATAGATTTTTGACCTTTTATAGTATAACTATCAATCCCTCCACATTTATTTAGCCAATGTATTCTAAAGTAATCGGCTTGATTTTTTATAACATTCCATCTAAGACCCTTACACCTAACAGGGCGTGGTAATGTAAGTTGGTCAGACCTTAACTCAGTGTAATAAATACCTGCATATCTATCACCTGTGTTAGCACTATTTGTATTTAACCACCTATCTCTATCTATATTAAACCATCTAGTTTCTGAATATGTTTTTTCTACGCCTGTACCATTTCCTTGAGTAGTTGTTGTACCAACAATAAAGGCTGCATAAAAGCTTATTTCATCATTTAAGAATAAGGCACTTTTGTCTGAGGCAACTCCATCCACATCTATTGTTCGCCTAGTATATGTTTCTCCTCCATTTTCCCATATATCTTTTACTGCAGAATCCATATGAATACAATTTGCATTTATATAAACAGGAGATACATTTTGCGCACACATTCTATATTGATATCTATCATAAACATCTGTAACGGTATTAATTGTTGTTTTTGGTTTTAAGTTTTGCGTCCAATCATATAGCTTTGCAGTCCTTAATAAAGCTCCACTAGAATCATATGCATTAATTTTTATATATAAATCAGCACATAAATCAGATGTGTTATTACTACCATATTGAGTTTCTCCTGCTCCTGAATCATAATCATTATACCAAACATGATAATTATTTACAGTACCTTGAACCCATTGTAAAAATTCTGCAGCTTCATCCATTCTAACATCCTTTCCTCTGCCTTGTTTATTGTAATCTGTACCACTCCACATACCATTAGTACATCTAGTCATAAAACTTCTCCAATACCTAGAACTTGTTCCCCAACCAAGATGAATAAATGTGTACGCAGCTGAGTTTCTTGATGCAGGAAAGAACCCATCATAATCAAGGGCAGTGTTAAGTATTGAAAATGTTGAATTTGAAGATTTATAGCTCCCTGCAGCAGTAGCCTCCCTTATAATTCCATTATTATCAACTATCTCTGACCTAATTCTTATTTTAATTTTTCTGTATGAACCATTTTTTGTAACTAGGAAGCTGTCAGACCAAACAGGCGACATTAAATTTCCCTGCTGTTCTGCTCCACCATTTAAACCACCAAAGAATGTGCTAGTATATGTTCCTTTTCCGTGAGGAACTAAAGAATAACTCAATAAATCTCTACACATCTCACTAATATCTACAGTAAATGTATGTCCTTGAGGTGTTGTAACTCCATCCCCACCAAAAGACCTATCTTTCTGACTTATATTTCTTATATCTCTTGATTTTCTTATTGACCCTACTAAAGTCCAATCATCAGGGAAAGCTCCTACACTAGTATCAGAGATTTGGTAAACATCAAAGATTATATTGACTATATCCCCATTGAGTGTTGCAGGGTCATAATTAGTTGCTGATGGCTCTACTGATTCTTTTAAATAATTCCAATATGCAGATATTCTAATAGGGTCATTAACACTATATGTATTCCTATAAGAACCTACCCAAATTCTAGCTCTATTTAAACTTCCTGCATCATATCCATAAGGGTCTAGCCCTACACTTAATGTCCCATTTATTCCGTATGCCATATCTTAATATATTTTATATTTTTTGTTTAAATAATCTACTACTTTTGCTACTTCATCATCTGTCAATGCTTTGTCATACATAATGATTTCTTGGAAATCCCCATCTAAGTATTTAATGTTGGTTGGTTCAGGAGGAACAGCAATGTTATTCGTAGTGCATCCAATTCTAAACTTCTCATCATTGAATGTATCTCCTGCTTCAAAAAAGTTTATGTTGTAGTCTTGTATATTATTAAACTCCCAATCTGCACTATAGTAGTCGTGCTTTATTTCCACATTTAGATACCTTAAAACGCCAATATGAGGTTTACCTAAATCAGAAGATGTAACAGGTAAGTCTACAGATAATTCTTCAGAGCTATTAATCATATAAACATTATACTCGCCATTATCCTTTGTCCCCATCTCAATTCTTCTATCATTAAAAAAATCATAATACCCAAACACAGTGCTATCTGCTGTATTTATCTGACTAACCTCAATTATTGTAAAATTCTTCTGATTTGAACTTGGTACAAAGTTATTGTCTGAAACTAAAGCATTAGAATCAAATGTAAGCATTGTCTTGTTTAAATTACCACCACCATAGCTGTACCTTAAAGGCTGTAATGAATTGTCTGTTTGCGAAACTCCATTCCCATTCCCTGAACCATCCCCAATAACACTAACCTTTTTAGTAGGTATGCTAAAGGTAGCATTACTATCTGCCCTTAACCAAGAGGTTAGTCCACTAATTTGATTTGGAGATGTAGATTGAGGTCTAAAACACTTACTTAAAACTCTCCAAGTAAATGTCATCTTTATTTGAATGAGTTGGTCATTTGCAACTTCTTTTTCCCTTTCTATTCTAACGCTTTCATCTTCTAAGAACCCTGTTATTGGAGCAGTCGCTTGATAGTGTTTTAAAAAATTATCCAACCATTCTGTCCCTAAATCTTGTAGATTTTCCCATCTTTGCTCTACAGATTCATTTGCTTGAGCAGTCCTATTGTACAAATCAGAAAAATAAACCTCAAAAGTGTAATTTTCCCAACCATTATCTAATCCAACTTCAGGAAATACTGAATCAGGAGGAGTTATAAGTAGTGAAGGGTAAAAAGTTTTATGATTATCATTAAACTCCTCTGCATATCCAAAGAACTTATCCCCATAAGTCCATTTATCCTTCATTACTGTTACTATGTCTGTTAATTTTATTGCCATATTTCTAACTTACTTTATTTGGATTAGCAATTTTCTCGCTAACCCTTGATTCGTACTCATTTTTAGCTGAAATCCAACTTAAATAAGTCAATACATTGTATAAATTAGTGTCTTTAACACTATCTACATTATTCTTTCCTTCTATATTAAAAATCCCCTTCTCTGCAAGGACATACAGGCTGTTTAGCCAACCGAAAGGCTTAATATAAGTGTTGTATAATCCTTTTGTTTTTACTTCCATCATACTATCTCTTTTCTCTCCGAATACATATTTGAAATTTTCAGCAACCTGTTGCTTTGTATGGTCAAAAAAAAAGCGAACTCATATACAATGTCCATAGTTAATTTTTTAAACTTTTTAGCTTTCTCAGCTATCAGCTCATCATCATATTCTTCATCTATTCTTCTGCATAATATAGCCATTTGCTCAGGTAAAACATCAAACCTACCATTCTCCATATGGTCAATAGTCATATCAAGCTGAGTAGATTCAATAAAATCCCCATAAGTATTTTTTCTTAGTGCTTCTGATGGAAAGTAGTATGTTTCGCCATCTAACTCAAAAGACCTAGTCCCCTTAGGCTTATATTCCTCAGTAAGAGCTCCAATAGTGTCTATAACTTTATTTACCTGCTTCATATCCACTCTTTTTATATCATCTTGACTTATTCCTGATAAAAAGCAAAAAATATCTTTATTTAAAGCGATATTATCAAAGAACTCTACATCTTCTAGTATCTTTTCTATATCATCAAAATCCTTATACTTGTCCTTATGAGATTCTTTCTTAAGGTCAGAGTTTTTTTGATGCTTTCTTATGATTGTAGAGAGTTTTGACCAATGGTCAAGCGTTATATCCTCCCAATCTGTAGGTACATCAAAAAGAATACCCTCTTTGTCTGTTTCTTGTTTTACACTAATTGTTATGCTCATCTTTTTGTTTAGTTAGGTTTAATATTCTGTCTTGTATTTCCTCTTTAATTTTTATGTCCTCTAAAATATCTGTAGTTTCTCCAATAAAGTCTACAGTCCTCTCAAACATTTTTTCTGACAACTCATCAATAAGCTCACAATTCTCATTCTTTTTAATGCCTGATAAAAATCCCATTGTAGCATAAAGGATAAGGTTAGGAGTCATATAAGCCCACTCTGCCCTTCTGTTTGATGTTTTTACTATCTTATTAAAAGCATTAGTATAAGTTATGATATTTTCAAGAATTTCATTAAAATCCAAGAATTTTTTACCATCATATTCTTCTGTTGCATTATAAACAGTTCCTTGAATAAATTTTACATATTTCGTTAAAATTTCTTCGTGTTCTTGGTTAAGGCTACCTATATCCATAAAATTATTCCTAATAGTTCGCAATTATATTAATTTTTTTTGTATTACACTAGAAGTTTTTGGAAATCACGCAAAATAAACAATCTTTGCATTGTTCCACATATTTTTATTTACAGCCATCACTAAACAATCCACCATATCGTCGTGCTTTGCAGATGGAAATTTCACTAATTGCTGTAAAAACTCCTCGTTCCAATTTCCTCTTAATAAACTTACCCTTCCTGATTCTAAAGAAGCAGAAATATCCTGCACTCTAGCAACCTTATCTTTAGATGGTGGCTTATCTTCTTTAACATTAAGTCCTGTTTCCTTTTTTAATGTCTGTACTATTGACTTCCCTGAAGCTTTTGGCTCTACATATATCCTACTTCTATTGCTATACCCATTCTTTTGCACCCATTGAGGTATAAATTTTATTAAGTCAGGAAATTCTTTATAAACATTTACACAATCTATGATTTGCCACTTATTATTTTTAAATATATATGCTAATAAGGCTGAGGGGTCATTTTTTTCATTAGAAGTATATGCAGGGTCTATAACAAAATCTACTATTGTTTGTTCTCCTACATCAATCATTTTATTTTGGTCTATTTTCAGCCACTCTGATTTAATCATTCCTGAGTTTAGAGGTGTTGGTGTTTGCATAAGCTGTCCTGCGTACCCATAAGCACCTAAAGCTTGTTTGTAGTCATCTAAAATTGTCCTACTGAATCTATCTGACCAAAATAAGCCATCTTTATCGTAATTACTCTCTAATTTTTTTGGTTTTACATCATCTGAAAGTTCTGCAGGTATGCAAATGTGTTGATATTTTAATCTACTATCCTTTCCATACAACAGAAATCCACTTAAATCGTTATCGTGTATTCTTTGCATAATAACTATCCTAATTCCTGTTAAGGGATTGTTAAGTCTTGAGTAGAATGTTGTTCTATACCATTCGTTAGCATTTTCTCTTTCTATTTCTGATGCTGCGTGTTGAGGAGATACAGGGTCATCAACAATTAGGAAATCTCCACCCTGTCCTGTAACTGTTCCTCCAACAGAAGTTGCTCTCCTAGCTCCTAAAAAGTTATTTTCGTATCTTGATTTTAGATTTTGGTCTTTTTTGATGTGAAATAATTCTCCCCATCTTTCTTTAAACCATTGTGAGTTTATTATATCCCTACTTCTTGTAGAATGTTCTATTGAAAGTTCTGCAGAATAAGATGCTGTTATAAATCTGAACTTTGGATTCTTTATCCAAGCCCAAACAGGAAACATAACTGTAACTAAAAGTGATTTTGTAGAACGAAAGGGTATATTTATTACAATATCTTTCGTTTTTGGTTTATTGGCTATTATTCTCTCAGCTTCTTCTTGTAAAATATCACATAGATATTTATGATGCCAATTAGTAGACAGCTCAATAGAAGGTTCAACGATATGCCAAGCCTTTTGGAAAAATTCATAGAATGATAATTCGCATAACTTCTTTTCTAACGCAAATCTAAGTACTTCATCAGTTGTTGTCAATGTCATCAAGTTTAGCTCTTAGCTCCTCAATGCTTACATCATCATTTAATTCTATTTTAACTTTTTTCGTTGTATTGTCAGTTATCTCAGAAGATGATAATTTTGGAACTGTATAGTTAAGTAATTTTGAAACTGCATTTATATATGCTTCAGGATTTTGGTCAAATAATTTATCTAACGCCATTCTGATTTTAGTTGAATGACCTTCTAAAGCCCAAGTCAAAGCATTTCTGCTAATTTTTGTAGCAGTAACATTATTTTTTTCTCCCTTTTTCCTTCCTTCTGTATTTATTTTACCTCCATTTGGAAAATATTTTTCAGTAGAGTTTTTATATGGGTTTAATTTATTAAGATTACTCTCTTTTAAATTATCTCTTTTATCTTCACTCATATTAAAGTTTTTTTATAGAGTCAGCTATTTTGTCTATATACTCATCCAACTCATCATCTAACATAGATGCAATTAATCCATCATATTCTTTTTCAAGCTCCTCAACATCTACTTCTTCAGGAGTGTAAGTGAATTTAATTACCATCTCTCTGTCATCTTCTACTACTGTTATTATAACTTCTCCATTAGTATGAAGCTCCTCCATTTGTTCGTGGGTAAAGTTCATAGTATAATCTACAGGTACATCTGATTCAGGCTTTAAAGTTTCCTCTAAGTATTCTCCCTGATTTGCTTTTTGGCAATCTTCAAGAGTTTCGTACATACATTCTCCTTCTTCTCCCCATTTGTATTTTCCTTCTTCACATTCTTCGCAAGGCATAATTTCTATTTTTTAAATTTTTATTTTTTTATTTTACGACTGACTACAGTCTAAATACAATATTGCCAACCCATCATCTGCTCTATCATCTATTTTTACATATGTAATATCTGCCATTATCTCTGTCCCTGCAGGGTAAATCTTTGAAGTTCCACCTACTATTGAAGTTCCTAATCTAGCTTCGTTTACAACATCCATATTATTTGTGTGAAAATCCATAACAGTTGTTTCGTTTAAAAAAACAATCTTCCAAGCATTAGCACTACCTTCAGTTTCAGCATCAAAAATATGTCCATTTAAAGCAACATTATTTTCCAATACTCTTGTTGCTCCACATTTTCCGTGTTCTTCATACATTAAATCTGCACTCAATATAGGCGCAGCATTATTAGTAATCATTTTTGTTGGATGGTAATTAGCCATAAAATATCTTTT